CAGTTTCGATCCCTTTTATTTTAACACGATCATCATTGACGAAGCTCATCACTGTATTTCGGACAGCTATCAGCGTGTGCTGCAGCATTTCCCGCATGCACATGTATTAGGCGTAACAGCAACGCCAGATCGCGGTGATATGCGGAATCTTGGAGCCTATTTTGAGTCACTGGCCTATGAATATACACTTCCGAAAGCAATCAAAGAAGGGTATCTGTCCCCGATCAAGGCGCTGACTATTCCGCTTAAAATTGATATGAGTAGTGTATCGGTACAGGCCGGAGACTTTAAAGCAAGCGAAATCGGCACCGCCTTGGATCCGTATCTGCAGGGCATTGCGGAAGAAATGCAGAAATACTGCCGGGATAAAAAAACGGTGGTGTTCCTTCCGCTGGTAAAGACCAGCCAGAAATTCCGTGATTTGCTGAATCAGTATGGATTTAGGGCGGCAGAAGTAAATGGAGACAGCCAGGACAGAGCTGAAATTCTGAAAGATTTTGATGCCGGGAAGTATAACGTGCTGTGCAATTCGATGCTTCTGACAGAAGGCTGGGATTGCCCGTCGGTGAATTGTATCGTGGTTCTCAGACCAACTAAGGTGCGGAGCCTGTATTGTCAGATGGTGGGGCGTGGTACCCGATTGTCCCCGGAAACAGGAAAAGACCATCTACTGTTGCTTGATTTTTTGTGGCACACAGAGCGGCATGAGTTGTGCCATCCGGCGAGCCTGATCTGCGAAAATGAAGAAGTAACCCAGCAGATGACAGGAAATCTGGAAAGAGAAGCAGGCATGCCGGTTGACTTAGAAGAAGCAGAACAGAAAGCATCTGAGGATGTCGTAGCACAAAGAGAAGAAGCTTTAGCAAAGCAGCTTGCAGAAATGAAGAAGCGCAAAAAGAAACTGGTGGATCCGCTGCAGTTTGAGATGTCCATCCAGGCGGAAGACCTGTCCAGCTATGTTCCCTCTTTTGGGTGGGAAATGGGACCGCCATCTGAGAAGCAGAAAAAGACACTGGAAAAGCTGGGCATTATGCCGGATGAAATCGAAAATGCAGGAAAAGCAGAAAAGATCTTGGATCGATTGAGTAAAAGACGCACGGAGGGGCTGACGACACCAAAACAGATCCGTTTTCTGGAAAGCAGAGGATTTGAGCATGTAGGAACCTGGCAGTTCGAGACAGCAAAGAATCTGATTGACCGGATTGCGGCAAATGGATGGCGGGTTCCAATGGACATTAATCCAAGAGAGTATAAAGGAGCTTAAAAATTATGGAACAGAGGACGAGCCTTACAGAAATTATAGAACATATCAATCCATCCGAGCTTACTTATCAGGAATGGTGTTCTGTCGGGATGGCTCTGAAACAGGAAGGTTATCCGGTGTCTGTATGGGATGCCTGGAGCCAGAAAGATTACGGCAGATATCATGCAAATGAATGTGAGAAAAAATGGAGAACCTTTTCCGGCTCATCCTCACCGGTAACCGGCGGCACGATCGTACAGCTTGCCCTGGATCATGGATGGGTTCCGGAGAAGGGCCATGAACTGGATTGGAACGACAGTATCGCGGTGGACAGTGACCGTGTTGTTGTGGATAAAAACTGGCTGGAGGGGAAAGAGATACAGGAGCCTTCTAACTGGAATCCTGCGGAGCAGCTGATCACGTATCTGGAAACACTGTTTGAAGCAGGAGAAAACGTAGGATACGTCACTGGAAGCTGGGAAAAGACAGATGAAAAAGGTACGCGCTGGCTGCCACAAAAAGGCAGCTGGGACCGTACTGCCGGACAGTTGATTGAATTGCTGAACGACTGTAAAGGGGACATTGGCGCAGTACTTGGTGACTACAATCCGGAAGCGGGGGCGTGGATCCGCTTCAATCCGTTGGACGGAAACGGCTGTAAAAATGAAAATGTAACAGAGTACCGGTATGCTTTAGTAGAGTCAGATCATATGGAGCTGGAACAGCAGAATGCTATCCTGCGGGAGCTAGAACTTCCGATCGCCTGCCTGGTATATTCCGGAAAAAAGAGCCTGCATGCTATTGTGCGGGTAGATGCGGCAGATTACAACGAGTATCGAAAACGGGTTGATTATCTGTATGAAGTCTGCCAGAAAAACGGTATCGACGTGGATACACAGAACCGGAATCCATCGAGACTTTCCAGAATGCCAGGAGTGCGGCGTGGTGAAAAGAAACAGTTCATCGTAGATACCAACATCGGAAAACAGTCCTGGAATGAATGGTACGAGTGGATTGAGGGTGTCAACGATGATCTGCCGGAGCCGGAAGGGCTGGAAAGTGTATGGGATAATCTGCCGGAGCTGTCACCGTGTCTGATTGATGGAATCTTAAGAAAAGGGCATAAAATGCTTATTTCCGGTCCGTCTAAGGCAGGTAAGTCATTCCTGCAGATCGAACTGTGTATTGCCATCGCAGAAGGAAAGAAGTGGCTGCAGTGGCATTGCGCGCAGGGACGTGTCATGTACGTCAATCTGGAGCTTGACCGGGCAAGCTGTCTGCACCGTTTTAAGGATGTATACGAAGCAATGGGCTTTACACCGGATAATCTGCAGAATATTGATATCTGGAACCTGCGTGGAAAATCAGTTCCTATGGATAAGCTGGCACCAAAGCTGATCAGGCGTGCTGCAAAGAAAAACTATGTGGCTATTATTATTGATCCGATTTATAAAGTCATAACGGGAGATGAAAACAGCGCGGATCAGATGGCAAATTTCTGTAACCAGTTCGACAAAGTCTGCACGGAACTCGGATGCGCGGTGATTTATTGCCATCATCACAGCAAAGGAAATCAAGGAGGGAAGAAATCTATGGACCGTGCTTCTGGCTCCGGTGTATTTGCCCGTGATCCGGATGCCCTGCTGGATCTGATCGAGCTGGAACCTACGGAAGCACTGATGAAACAGGAAGAAAATAAAGCGATCTGTAAGGCGTGTACGGACTATCTGAATGCGCATTTCAAGTGGGAGGAAGATCTTTCACAGGACGATTTACTGAGCAGTGCGCAGATGATAAGCTACTGCGAGGCGCATCTGGACCGGTGGCAGAAGATAGCTCTGGATAAGCAGATCGTCGAGGCAAAAGCGGCAGTACAGGCCCATACGGCATGGAGAATCGAAGGGACACTTCGGGAATTTCCAAAGTTCGAACCGGTCAACATGTGGTTTGAGTATCCGGTTCACTGCCTGGATCAGATCGGCGTGCTGAAAGATCTTGAGCTGGAAGCAGACAAACCGGCATGGCAGAAAGGTAGAGAAGCCAGAAAGAAACAGGGAGAGCAAGCACGTAAAGCCAAAAAGGAGAAATATAAGATGGCTATAGAAAATTTCCGATTTACCCATGAGGACAAATATCCGACGGTAAAGGAGCTGTATGAAGTCCTGAAATCGGATGCAGAAGCAACCGGCGAGAAATATCCGGAGGAAAAAACGGTTCGAAATTCATTAAAAGAAATCGGATTTATGGTAAATAAAGATACACGTTGTATTTGCCCGATACCTGAAACATTTTAGGTTATGGGCAAATGCCCGACACCTAAAATAACATAGGTCACGGGAATTCCCGCAATCATGGTAACGGGCATCGGGCAGAAAGTTGCCCGACACCTTGTTTTTTAGGTGGCAGGAATGCCCGCCCGGCACCTGTATATAAATATATACCCTAATCGGGCGGGAATGTGCGGGCATGCCCACCCTAAGTGTGGGGCGATTGAGTACGCCCCCACAACGGGTTAGGAGCATACCCACCCAGCACAGACGCGCAGGAAAGGAAAGATGAAAAATGACAGAGTTTTTTATGGCGATGGAACCGCCAACAATAACACACCAGGAGCACAAGGTCACAATCGTGAATGGCAGACCTGTGTTCTATGATCCGCCGGAACTGAAAGCTGCTAAGGAGAAATTGATTGGCAACCTGTACAAGTATCGCATTATGGCACCGTACAGAACGGGCGTAAGGCTGATTACCAAGTGGTGTTTCCCGAAGAATGGACATAAGGACGGAGAGTACAGGATCACAAAGCCTGACACCGATAACCTGCAGAAGATGTTAAAAGACTGCATGACGTTGGTAGGCTTTTGGAAGGATGATGCGCTGGTGGCATCTGAGATCACTGAAAAGTTTTGGGCGGAGAAGCCTGGTATCTATATCCGGATTGAGGAGCTGCCATGATGAATTATTTTAAATTCTTTACAGAGGTCTGGCGATTCTTCAAGAAGTATTATAATCGGCCAGGAAAAGAACAGGACTATGAGGAGAGTGTTCGGGAATGCTCTCAGCTTGCGAAAACGTTCGGAAATGGAGAGTTTGTAAACCAGGTATGCATGGCAGTCCTGGAAGAACTGGAACGCTGCTGGAAGGGCAGAGAGGAGGAGTAGATGGCAGTGATTGGAATTGTTGTGTTTTGCGGGGGGATCATCTGTGCGGCGACGTGGTTGCTGAACCGACCAGGACATCCAAAGGATCCGCGGGAGGATGATGAACAGATGGAATACTTAAGAGAATGGAACAGGAAACATAAAAAATAGCGAATACAGAAAGGAGCCAGCCTCCGGCCGGGGCAAAAGAAAAAAATGAAAAATATCAAAGAAAACAATTTTATGAAAAGTCGTTTGACTACGGATGCGGGAGAGGCGTTTTCGCCGTCGCGATATAGCCTGAAAAGCAAAAATGATGCTATATTGCATCCGTACAGAACTTATGATCTATTTTACGAAATCACATTTATGGTGCTTCAAAAGCTTGGCGCATATGAAGATATCGGGACACCGGAAGAGTGCGCGGAAGCCATGCAGACGGCACGGGCGTGCCAGACGCAGTACTTAGATAATATAACCGATCCACTCGAGCCGCTTAAGATCGCAAGTGCACTGAGAAGTGAGGTTTTAAAATTACAGTTTAGACAAGCAGAAAAACCAGAAAGCATTAGCCCATTAGACTATACAGTCATCGCGGCGCTAAAAGAAGCTCTCGAAAAGAGGGTCAAACAATGAAAGGTCTGATTATTGACTGTTTTGCTGGCGGAGGCGGTGCCTCCGTTGGCATTGAGATGGCACTGGGGAGACCGGTAGATATTGCGATTA